CAGACGTGTACCCAGCCAGACTATTACAAGAACTAGAAAAAGGTTTAAAGTTCAACAATCCTTGATTATCAATAGGTTACGAAAACATTGTACATGGGGTTCCTAAAAAATGGGTCCTTTTTACGTTAACGGCGTCGCGGATGCTTGCAGCCCCGAAAAATCGATTTTGGGAGGTTTTTTTACACTTCGCAAAGTTTTGAACAGACTTTGCAAGTTCGTATATTAGTTGCAAAGTAATTTGCAAATCAATATTTGATGGAAAAAGTAAGTATTAGGGAATTTGCGCGCAGGGTCGGAACTACAGACACTACAATTAGGAAGGAAGTCGGGCCGCATTGGCGAAGACGCTTTTGACGTCGACCCCAAAAACGGGCGCCCTGTTGTGCTGATTGAACGAGCTTTTGAATACTGGTATAAATATAATCCTGGTCCAGGTTCTGAAGTGATAACAGATAATCCTGAAGAAAATTTAAATGCTGAAGATGAAATTATCAACACTGTGGAAAACCACGTTGATAAGACAGAAAAACAAAAAGCAAAAGAGGACCGGGATCAACGCGCGAAAGAATATAACGAGAACCGGGCTAAAAATGAACTTGCTGCAGATCAATTTGCAGATGCAGAACTAAGGGAAAAAATTGCCAAAGCTAATTTGGCAGAAATAAAACTAAAAGAGGCAACAGGTGAGCTGGTCCCAATTGCAGAAGTAAAGAAAAATCTTTTTACCTATGGTGTTGAAATAAAAAACGCCCTGCTTTCTATTCCAGACAGGATTATTGATAATTTACTTGCCTCTGATAGCCGCAGTGAGGCACACACACTTTTGACGGTGGCAATCAATAAAGCTTTGGTTTCTCTCACGGATATAGAAAATAGAAAATTTATAAAGGACAAATAAAATGAGCGAATTTATAATAAAAGTACAAAGCAAAGAAGACGCCGCAGCGGGTAAACGAAACTTTCCGGAAGTTGGAGCCAGGGCAAAAAAAGTATATGTTTTACCTGTTGAAAAGGTATCTATAATTGAAGGTATGACAAGATTTGGACGCGCCGGAATTGCCTTTATAGCAGAATCAACAGACGGTGTTGCTGTTGAACTTCAGTTCACCAATGAACAGCTTCAGAAGGTTGCAGAAATAGCAAAGGAACAACAAATGTTTTTCGATGCAAAAAGATAAGTTTGAACAAATGAAGCGCGAAGCCTGGAAAGAATTTTCTGACTCGCTTCAACCCGGACAACGACTTGATAAGTTGCGCCGCGTTTCTAATTATACAAAACCAAAAAAGAGACATAGAAAAAAATGATACACATTGAATTTGATATTAATTTAATTGAGATTGGCAAATCTATAGGATATATGTTCCTTGGTGCATTTTTAGTTTTTTGTTTTTTTGCCTATTTATTAAAAGGGTTTTGGAATTGGTAAAATGAAGGACACGCCAGAATATATTGACGTTGATTATGATTATATCCTTGGTTTTATAGAGGGCTTAGCACCGACGCCATTGCTTACGGTTTCTGAATGGTCAGATGAAAATAGGTATCTTTCGTCTGAGTCCAGCGCTGAGCCTGGACGTTGGAGAACAGACCGAACACCATATTTAAAAAAAATACTTGACTGTCTCTCGCCAACTTCTACTTATAAAAAAGTAGTTGCTCAAAAAGCATCACAACAGGGATTTTCAGAAGCTGGTCTTAATTGTATAGGTACATATATGGACATTTCGCCGTGTCCTATTATGTATATTATGCCAACGGTAAACATGGCCAAAGGGTTAAGTAAATCGCGACTTAAGCCAATGATTGAAAATTGTCCGACATTAAATAAAAAAATAAGGCCTGCGCGAGAGCGTGACGCAGATAATACCGTTCTTGAAAAATCTTTTGCTGGTGGTATTCTTATTTTAACTGGCGCCAATTCAGCCGCAGAACTTGCCTCGCGTCCTATTCGTGTATTGATACTTGACGAAGTTGACCGTTATCCAATAGATGTTGATAATGAAGGGTCGCCAATGGACTTGGCAATTACAAGAACATTAACATTTGGAAATAGAAAAATTTTTATTCTTAGTACTCCAACAATTACCGGTGCAAGTGCAATAGAAAATGAAATTGAAGATACTGACAAGCAAATGTTTTTTGTTCCGCTTCCTTGTTGTGGCGTGCCGCAGGTTTTGGAGTTTGAACAATTACGATGGACCCCAGGCAAACCAAGCACTGTAAAATATGAATGTAAGCATTGTGGCGGACTTACTGAAGAGAGGCACAAGGCCAAATTTCTTGCAGCTGGTGAATGGATAGCAACTGAACCAGAAAAAAGTAATAAGGATACTATAGGATTTATTATTAATGGCCTGTACTCGCCGCTTGGTTGGTTGTCATGGAAAGATATTGTAAAGGAATTTGAAGCAGCAAAAGAAGACACTACAAAGATGAAAACTTTTGTTAATACTAAACTTGGACTTCCTTATGCTGAAAAAACAGACGCACCAGCCTGGGAAAATTTATATAATCGCCGCGAAGATTACCCGATTGGTATTGTGCCAAATGAGGTTGTTTTTCTTACTTCAGGCGTCGATGTTCAGCGCGACCGTTTGGAAATAGAAGTCGTTGGTTGGTGTCCTAATAAAATTTCTTATTCTATCGAAAAAGCGGTTTTTATAGGAGACACCGCAGGCAAAAAAGTCTGGCAAGAGTTACGAGAATATTTAAGTAAGCAATTTATTAAAGATGATTTAACATTGCTACCGATAAGAATGACTTGCATTGACTCAGGATTTAATACGGCGTATGTTTACGATTTTTGTCGTACAATGGACGCTTCTGCGGTTGTTCCAATAAAAGGACAAGATACACAGGTCACAATAATAAGACCGCCAAAAGCCGTTGATACTAAAAGAACAGGCAAGACCGCAGGCAAAGTTAAGGTGTGGCATATTGGGGTATCTGTTATTAAACATGAATTATACGGATGGTTGCGTCAGGAAAAAATAGAAGGTGATACGCCGCCCGGATATTGTCACTTTCCGCAATATGAACCAGAATATTTTAAAGGTCTTACGGCCGAACAAATAGAATTGAAGGTTGTAAAAGGATATAAAAAATATCAATGGGTTAAAAAATATGAGCGAAATGAACCACTTGACATGCGAGTATATGCGCGTGCCGCCGCTGCAATTATAGGAATAGACCGATTGACGCCTAAAATGTGGGATAAGCTAAAGGCAGGATATACACACAAAGCAAAATCAAAAGTAGAAGAACCGCCGGCCCAACCTGAGCCTGTAAAGAAAAAAATAAAAAGGAAAGATAAAACTGACTTTTGGAATAGGTAATAAAAAATCCCGCAGCTGGACGGGATTTTTTATTTTTTCTTTTTCTATGTCTGTCAACATTTCCAGCTGTGCGGCAACTTTGTCTGTATAGTATAATGATTGTAGTTTACTGTTTGTGCTGAAGATGGATAATATTTTTTAATATACTTTCGTTTTTTGAAATTAAAATACTCAAGCCTTTTTGTATAATAAATTATATTATCTGTTGCTTTCTTGTATTCATAATCATTAATTGATAGGTCCATGTAAATATTTAACAGCCTACCCTCCGGACTATTATAAAGACTAAAATAATCAACAGCTTTTGGTGTTAAATTATTCACAACATCGACATCATAAGCAATAACATTGCTTTTTACAATATCGACTTTTTCTATTTTGGCCTTTTGCATATCGTCAGGAGTGCCATAACTAACGTTTACGCTTGCCACCATAAAGAGCGATAAGGGTAAAACAAAAATTGATTTTTTCATTTTTTTTACTGTTTTATTTAAAAATAAAGCCAATTATACTAATTTTTTAGTAAATTGTTTAAAAATTAATACTATTTTTGAATATGGCTTATACTCAAGATGATTATGACGCTTTAAAGTCTGCAATTGCAAGCGGTGCAACTCGCGTTGAATATGGTGATAAACGTATCGAATATAGATCGCTTGCAGAAATGAAAACAATACTTGCTGATATGGCAAAATCGCTTGGCTTTACAACAAGAACAAGCGGAAGAACAAACGGTAATTTTTCAAAAGGTCTATGAAACAAGCTAAGTTGAATTTTTTAGAACGCGCTATCGGCTTAGTTAGTCCAACGCTTGCACTTAAGCGCGCCCGCGCCCGTTTTATATTAAATGAAGTAAGAGGTTATGAAGGATCAAGCAGAACGCCAAGAACAAAAAATTGGAAAACCTCTCCTGGCTCTGCAAATCTTGAAATACAAACGTCCCTTTTAACTTTAAGAGATAGAGCAAGGGACCTTGTCAGGAATAATCCATATTCAAAAAAAGCAATTACTGTAATTTCAACAAATGTTGTTGGTTCTGGCATTCGTCCGCGTATTGACACAAAAGGAAGAGATGCTAAAAAGCTTATGGACCTTTGGAAAAAGTGGGCCGAAAAAACGGAATGTGATTTTGATGGAATGCTGACAATGTATGGACTGCAAAAACTTATTATGCGGTCACTTTCTGAAGGTGGTGACGTCCTTATACGTCGTCGTCGTGTAAGTAATGGGTTGTTGCCTGTGCAAATACAGGTGGTTGAGGGTGATCTATTAGACCAAAATAGGACAACACCGCTTGAAGGTGGTGGATATATAGTGCAGGGCGTTGAGTTTGACAAAAACGGAAAACGTGTTGCATATTGGGTGTTTGAACGTCACCCATACGATGTTGTTCCCAATACAATGCTTTCTTATCGCGTTTCATCTTCAGAAATAATACATGTATTCGAAACATTAAGACCCGGACAAGCGCGCGGTGTTCCTGCGGGCACATCTGCGTTTATTAGGTTGAAAGATTTTGATGATTACGAAGATGCACAGTTAATGCGTCAAAAAATAGCCGCTTGTTTCGCTGTGTTTGTTCATGACCAAAGCGAAGATCTTACAGGCGCCATTGCTGACACAGACACTGAAGATGATGGGTCTATCAGTGAGCGTGTACAGCCCGGAGTTATAGAGCACTTGCCGCCTGGAAAAAATATTACATTCGCAACTCCACCAGGAACAGAAGGGTACGGAGAATATGCAAAGAATGTATTACGGGCCATAGCCGCCGCATATGGTGTAACCTACGAAGCACTGACAGGTGATTTGTCAAATGTGAATTTTTCATCTGGCCGCATGGGGTGGCTTGAATTTCATAGGCAAGTTTCTGATTGGCAAGATAACGTAATGTTGCCAGCATGTGATAAAATATGGAATTGGTTTGTTGAGTCTGCAAATATGGCCGGTATAATATCAAAAACAGATATCGTTGCAAGCTGGACACCGCCGCGCCGCGAAATGATCGACCCGGTAAAAGAAATAAAAGCAATGACGGATGAGGTTCGGGCCGGTTTTACATCTTGGGCCGAGGCCGTAAGTTCTAGGGGTTGGGACCCTCAAGAATTGCTTATTGCGCTAAAAGAAGAATATGCATTATTTGAAGAATTCAAGTTGATGCTTACTTGTGATCCAAGATTTGATCCAACGCGACCAGTTCCGCCAATACAAGGACCAAACCGACAGGCGCCAAGTGGACAAACTAATAATAATCAATAAACAAAATAATTGTTTAATTTTTTTTTGGTTACATATTAATTTATGTGTATAATTGTTTAAAATTTTGTATTAACAACAATGCCTGAAGTAATAGAAATAGAGAAATCACTTCCGATGCTGAACACTCGTGCAGCTGTTTCACCTGGAACACTAAATGTTGACAAAAGAACTGTTGACGTTGTGTTTGGAACAGATGCACCTGTTCTTATGGGTAGTTGGGACCAATATTATGAGTCATTGTTATTTGGAACCAATAACGTAAGATTTGCACGCTTAAACGCCGGAGCTCCTTTGTTAGATAATCACTACAGCGGTGCACAAATAGGAGTTGTTGAGAGGGCTTGGAGTGATGGAAAAAATGGATATGCAACAATAAGATTTTCTAAAAATCCAGATGCAGAACAGGTTTTTCAAGATGTTGTTGACGGAATAATAAGAAATGTAAGTGTAGGGTATCGCGTTTATCAATATCGTGAAATTTCAGGCGGGGAAGGACAATTGTCTACATATGAAGCAACAGATTGGGAGCCTTATGAAATATCAATGGTTTCTGTTCCCGCAGATTATAACGCAGGCGTTAGGTCTGACGATAGCCAGAAAGAACAACTTGTTAAGATTTTTAAATTAAATAATAGAGAAATGCCAGAAACACCAGAACAAAAAGCCGCGCGCGAAGCAGCTGAACAAGCCGTCGCCGCTGAAGCAACGAGAACCGCCGCTGAAGCAGCTGAGCGCGTCCGCATAGCTTCTGAGAATAACACTAGAGCCGCAGTTGAAGCAGAAAGAACAAGGGGTATTGAAATAAGAAAAGCCGTTAATATTGCAAAACTTCCAGAAGCTTTTGCAGAAACATTAATAAGCGAAGGCAAGACAATTGACGAAGCAAGAAAGCTTATCTTGGATGAATTTGCTAAAAATGATCCTCACAAAGGCAACGGAACTGTTGCTGTTACTGGTGAGGACGAAAAGGACAAAATCAGAAATGCGGTTATTGCTGGTCTTTTCATGAGATCTTCGCCAAGCCTTGATGCCTCTAAGGAGTTCAAGCCGGAAGTTATTCAAGCAGCAAGAGAGCACAGAGGAAAAACTTTGCTTGATATTGCAAAAGAATGTTTGACCAGGGCCGCAATTAAGTTTGATGGACTTGACAAAATGGAAATCGTACAAAGGGCAATAACCTCAAGTACTTCTGATTTTCCAATTCTTCTTTCTGGTCTTAACCGTCAGATTTTATTGGCCGCATATAATGCAGCTCCTGACACATGGCGTTCGTTCTGTCTGATTGGAAGTGTTGCCGATTTTAGGCCATACAGACGTTTGAGATTTGGCACATTGTCAAACCTTGATTCTCTGGCAGAAAATGGAGAATACAAAAATAAGAAGCTGAACGACGCAGAATATGAGTCAATCGAGGCTGGAACAAAAGGAAATCTAATTAATTTATCAAGAAAAATGATAATTAATGATGATCTTTCCGGATTATCAAGATTGACAAGTATGTTAGGAAGGGCCGCCGCAAGAACAATTGAAACAGATGTTTATGCGCTGTTTGCATTGAATAGTGGCAATGGTCCTACTCTGCAAGACGGAAACCCTTTGTTCCATTCATCACACGGTAACATTGCAGGAACCGCAGCGGCGCCAACTGTTGCTTCTTTTGATGCTATTAGGACGCAGATGAAACAAATCAAGGATCAGGACGGAAACGATTATCTTGATATTATGCCTGCCATTTGGCTTGGTCCAACGGCTCTTGGTTCTACTGCAAGAACCGTGAACGATGCTCAATACGATGTTGATTTATCAAATAAATTCCAGGTTCCTAACAGATCCAAAGGAATGTTTGGAACGATGATTGACTCGCCAAGGCTTTCTGGTAATGCTTGGTATGCAATGGCAGATCCTGCAAACGAACCAGTGTTTGAGGTTGTATTTTTAGATGGAAATCAAAGCCCTTATCTTGAGTCTGAAATCGGGTTTGACGTTGATGGTATCCGTTGGAAAATCAGACACGATTACGGAACAGGTGCAATTGGACACAGGGGTATTATTAAAAACGCAGGTGCTTAATAAATACTAAACAATAAAAAAGAATAGGGCGCCAAAATCGCCCTATTCTTTTAAAAGTTAAAAATATTTTCAACAATTTATTTTAAAATAAAATGGCACAAAATTATATAATGTCGGGTGACGTGTGCAACGTTGTACTTGCAGCGGATGCAGTCGCCGGAACTCCCTTCTTATTAGGAATAAGATTAGCGGTTCCTCTTGCTTCTGGCTCAACAGGTGACACTGTTGCATGTTCAATGGAAGGTGTTTTTACAGTTCCAAAAGCAACAGGCTCAGCATGGACACAAGGCGAGCAACTTTATTGGGATGATACCGCTAAGAATGTCACCACTGTTTCAACAAGTAATACAGCTATTGGCTGGGCTTTTGATGCTGCGGCTTCTGGCGACACAACTGGTAATGTAAAATTATTCTGCTAAAAAGTGGGCAATATATTTGATAAGTTGCAAGATAATCTTTTTAATACCATAAATAATGTATTTGGTTATATGGTATCCTGGACGCCGTCGAACGGCGACCCAGCGCAACTTGCAAAATGTCTTTATAAAGAACCTACGGAACAATATAAATTAGGCGAGATTGACTACTCGCCTAATTTGTTTCAAATTGAATACAAGAACGGCGATTTACCTGGATTATTTGAAACATCAAGGGCGGGCGGTATGGAGCAAGTTAAAATTTATAAAATAGGTAGCGACATTACAACAGCATTAACCTATGCCGTATTGAAACCGCTTTCAAAATGGGACGGTAATACGTTAAAACTTTTAATTGAAAAAGTATAATGAATTACGAAGATCTTGAGGACGAAATAATAGCTAAAATAAATCCTTCGTTAACATCTGGAAATATTGATTTTGGTCCACTTCCTGAAAATGAAGAAGATTTAAAAAAGGCCCTAACAAGGCCCAGGGTATGGGTTTCGTTCAATATGTCTGATTATAACCCGCCCAAGAGTATGAGCGCTGAGGGGTTAGCACAAGATGTGGTTGTTACGATTGAAGTTATTATTCAATCTAAAAAAAGAAGAGGCGCACAAGGCTGTTATATTGTAATGAATTTGATTAAATTGCTGTTGCTTGGATTTAGGCCCAGCGGATTAACAGCAATGACCTTACAAAAGGAAGAATTGTTAAATTTTGACCAGCAAGGGTTTTGGAATTACAGGCAACTATATACAAGCAAAGGGACGCAAATACAAGAGGACGACGGAACAGTTGATGTTATATTACAACAAATAGCTGTCAATACGACTGAAATAACTAACGGTGTTTAATCATGCCAACAGCACAAAAAAAATTAAGTGATTATACAAGTGCATCATCTACAGATTTAACTCTTGCAGATATATTGCCGCTTATCCAAGGCAGTAGTACTAAGCTTAATAAAAAGACAACTTTAAACGATGTAAAGAATTTTTTTAATTCACTTAGTCGCCCAATAGGTAAAATTATTTTTGTTGATACCAATGGGCTTGATTCATCTGCCCAAAGAGGTAATATAAATAATCCATATGCAACAATAGCCGCTGCTTTAGCGGTGGCCGGGGATGGCGATTGGATTGTATTATTACCCGGCAATTATTCTACAGATCAAAATCTTGCCGTTGTTGGAATTTCTATAAATTGGTTTTTATATAGAGGTGTTAATTTAACACTAAATCACGCTACAGACCCATTTGCATATGACAATGATGCTATAACATCATTAAGTATTTATGGAAATGGAATTTTAAATCACACCTCAACAACCGCAACCAATAATATACTTTTTCAAAATAATGCATCTTCTGTATATATAGAATGTGAGCAATTAACTATTCATAAAAAAATATCCTGCGATTGTTCAGCTACATTTGCAATAAAAGATTTTGAAATAAATTTATCAGCGACAGGACAAAAAATATTTCAAGGAAATCTTGCAGGTGGTGGAAAAGTTTCTTTTGAAAACTGTTCCATGACTGTTGATGGATCAGACCCAGGTGCAGTTGTGTTGTTTGATTTTACAGGTGTGTCTGGCGCTATGCTTCAGTTTAAAAATTTTGAATTTGTTGATACTGCGTGTAATAATATAGGAGTTAGGTTTGCGCCACCGATGCCAAATAGTGCTAGTTTTGTAGTATTATACGATAATGTTAGCATTTCTCCCAATGCAGGATATATATTTGAGGCTGTTGCTGACTGTATTTTTTATTTATCTGGAACAAATATTTTTTATAAAAACTTCATTAAAGGATCTTATAATATATCATTCGTTGGCACTGGTGATTTTACACTTGCCAATGATTCTGTATTTAGACACCACTTTTTAAATACACCAAGCAAATTAATAGGAACAGATACGTCTGGGAACATGCAATGCGTTGATATTAGTGTTGATTCTGTTCCGCGGTGGACAAAATACACTTTTGATTATTCTCTTTTTGCGGGGTTTAATGTAACAACATACAGTTGGATAATGGGTACATTATTAGGTGGGGAAATTTTACATGCTGTCAAAATAAAACATTCAACAAATTTTGCTGGCGGATCAGTATCGGCTGTAACTCTTGAAATAGGCATAATATCTAATACGGCAAAATATGCGTCGGCTTATGATATTCATCAAGCTGCTGCGGATGATACATTTCAAATTTCTTCAGCTTTATTTTCTGAGAATCATGTTTCTCCTACAACTTTTTATGGTACATTTAATTCTACTGGTGGAAATGTGCAAGATATAACACAAGGTGTTGTTGATGTTTGGTTATTAACTAGCAAAGCTGTTTAATTATATGGCTGTAATAATAGAAAATAAAAATATACCTTCCTATCCTTCTTCAAATGGATATGAAAATGTTTTGATTGAAAAAGACGGCGCTTTGTCATGGGAGCCATTAGAACCAAGATCAGGAACAACTTACGATAATAGAACTAAATTACAAGCTGGCGCCGCGGGTGATTGGGTAAATGGAAAATACGTTGGCGCCACAAGCGGCGCAATAACTGGAACATATGGAAGTGAAAGATTTAGCGGTCAAGATGCAACAAACGGCCTGTATTATAGATATGAAGCTGAAACAGATAATAATTGGATTAGAACTCAAATGTTATGATTAAAAACTATAATTATATACGGGGAATTGGTTCGTTTAAAACTATAGGCGTAGGCAATTTAAACGATAGAACAATATTGATGCTGTTGGGTACAGATGGGGTTTATTATGCCACACCTTTTACGCCGCAAAAGGGAAATGATTTATATTGCGAAGCGGCTACAGGTGTAACTTTACAACAGGATGAAAATATTAATAATCTTAATCTTAATGGCGCCCAAGACATTGTAAGATTAAATACGAATGGCCATAAATTAAATATTTATGGAAAGTTAAGAACTTATTCAGGATCAGCTCCAGGAACAACAGACTCAGGCTCTACGGGGTCGGGAATTGCTGGTTGGATTGCGGGAACTTTAAAGGCGGTGGGGAGCGCAAACAGGACCATTATAGATGTTAATGAATTTACTGCAAATGCTAGGGCGGCGGGCTGGACCTTAGAAGTTGCTTTTGATGCGGGCACAACTGCTTATATAAAAAATACTTTCAGATGTGGTTTTTTAGTTGTCACCTCTGGAATTCTTGATTGTCAAACCACTGAAGACGGACTTGCAGCATCTTCAGAATTTAGAATTGCCGGAAATGACTATACCAGCAACGACGGAACAACTACCGGAACGGTTATAGTAAAATCAGGAGCTACTTTAAAATTCTATAGGATAAGAAAAAATTCAGCCACTACTGCGGGCAATGGAATTTTAAGTTTTACTCTTGAATCTGGCGCAACATTAATACCTAAAAAAACCGACGTAAGTATAGATGCACTTTCTTATGACATGTCAGGCACAGTTAATTTTAATTTTGCTGGTGCTCAAAATTTCATTAACAGCACAGGCGTTTCTGGCTGTTCAATTATAAATACTTATGACACTGTTATACTTTCAGGTAGTGGCGCAAAAACATTGCTTACTAATACAACTATAAATACTTTATTACAAATTGGTGGTACTGCTTTATTAAGTTTATCAACGTTTACTTTAACATATGGCGCGAGTGCAAATGTTGAATATTTAGCAAGTACCATTGCAGGGCCTGAATTGCCTAGTACAAATACAGGATTTCAAAGGCCATTAAATGTAACAGTAGATGCAGGCGTAACTTTAGACTTGGGCGGTACAGATAGATATATAAGAGGTACTTTAACTCTAGGGTCTGGGGCTTCTGTAGTAAATGGAACAATTAATCAAAATCAACCTTAAATAAATAAGTATAACATGAAAAAATTTTTATTAATTATCGCATTAGTTTTTTTTATTGTTTCGTGTAATAAAGCAATAGAACTACAGCCGCAACAAAATGTCAAATATGTCTCCTATGGTCAGGCGAAGCTTTCCCCTAATGTTGACTTTAAGACAAAAAAAACAGGCAATTTTTCAGATACATCTGTTTGGATGAAATACGACGGCACAAGCTGGATAGATGCACATGACATACCAGATACAACAAATAGTATATTCATTGAAGCAGGAAACACACTGATTATTGATTCAATATTTTCTTGTAAAGATATTAATCTTAATTCTACGGCCGACACTATAAGGATTTCAACTGGTGGCAATGATATTTCAGTATATGGAAAAATGAGAGGTTATACTGGAACAGCTCCTGGAACATCTTCAACAGCTTCAGGAATTGCAGGTTGGATTTCTGGAAAGATAACATTAAAAGGTAGTACTAGAACAGTATTTAATAGTGGTGAATTTTCAGCAAATTCTCATAGTGCTGGTTGGACACTTAATTGTAGTATCAACTCAACTGCTATAGCTTATGTAAACACAACTATTCGTTGTGGTTATTTAGTTGTTACTTCTGGAACTTTATATATTAGTGGAATTCCAGATGGATTGACTAGCAGTCAAGAAATACGAATAGCAGGAGATGATTATACAGCTCAACCGGGTAATGGAATTAGTGGAGGAACTTGTGATGTTAAATCAGGAGCAACTCTTGTAGGTTCACGTTTTAGAAAAAATAGTCCTCTATCAGTCGGTAATTCTTTAGCATCTTTTACTTTAGATTCAGGTGCAACTTTTATTGCTAATGTATCTGATCCTACAATTGCTACTGTTAATTATTCATTAAATGGTACAGTAAAACTAACACTATTAGAAAACCAATACTTCATAAGTAACTATGGTAATGTAGATGCTATTAATATAATTAAGTATAATAATATTGTTCTTGGAGGTAGTGGAAGTAAAAGTTTAAAATACAATACACAATATCACAGTCTTCAAGACCTAGATTCTCTACTAAATTTAAATGGATATACATTGACATTATATTGAATTTAAATTTTCAATTAGTATAATTTTATATGTATTTTTATTATATTGTACCAGTTTTAAACACATAATATTATGGCTTTTTTACACGGCGTCGAAACTATAACCATAACCAAGGGCAACCGCACAATTACCGCAGTTCCTTCTGCGATTATAGTCCTTGTTGGTATTGCTCCAAAGGGACCTGTTAATATACCAACTTTGGTTGCTGGGTCAGCCGATGTTGCGCAATTTGGTTCGCGTCTTCCTGGTTTTAATATTCCGGAAGCGCTTGACTCTATTTTTGCGCAAGGTGCAGGAATTATTGTTGTTATAAATACATTTGATGGAACCGTAACAACCAATACAAGTGATATTACGGACGAAGTAGCAACCATTGCTGATAATAAATTTAAATTGGCCTTTGCTCCTGTTGGTAGTACTGTGCCAGTTGTTACCGATGCCGCCACAGGCCTTATAACTTATGTAGCTGGTACTGATTATACAATTGATGATTTTGGAAATGGTGTTGTGATAAATACAACAGCAATATCCGCCTCAACAGTCAAGGTAACTTATAAAAAATTAAATACCACTTCTGTCAATGCCAACCAAATAATAGGAACCGTTGACGGCACAACACAGGCAAGGTCTGGCTTGCAGGCTCTTGATAACATACCTACGTTATTTGGATTTAAACCAAAAATAATAATATCGCCTGGATATTCAGCACTTCCAACGGTAAGCGCCGCGATGCTTTCAAAAGCGGATACTTATCGCGCAGTTGTTCCAATGGATGCGCCCGAAGGAACAACTGCTGCTGCGGCAATTACAGGCCGTGGATCTTCAGGAACTTTTGGTTGGAATACTGGAAATTCTCGCGCAATACTTGTTTTCCCAAAATGGAAAAAAGGCGATCCAGATCCTTCCGCAGCAAGTGACGCAACAATACTCGAATGGTATTCGTCATTATTTGCTGGCGTCATGTCAAATAATGATTATTCTAACGGCTTCTGGTTTTCTCCCTCTAATAAAGAAATAAAAGGCGTAGTAGGTCCAGAGATAGTAATTACTTGCAGCCTTACTGATTCTACAGCACAAAATCAATTGTTAAATTCTAACGGAATTGTTTGTTATTTTAATTCGTTCGGAACATCATTATTGACTTGGGGAAATAGATCAGCAATGTATCCAAGTGATACGCAGCCAATAAATTTCATAAATATACAAAGGATAAAAGATATCCTTGAAGAAAGCATTGAGGTTGCGATGTTCCCATACATAGACCAGCCAATAAACAACGGCACAATTGACAGTGTGCGTGCGACAGTAAACGGCTTTATTCGTTCATTGATTTTGCGCGGTGCATTAATAGATGGTTTATGTATCTTTGATCCAACATTAAACCCTACAGACCAATTAGCCGCAGGTCAGGTTGTGTTCTCGCTTTCGTTTATGGGTCCAACTCCAATGGAGAGAATTAGGTTCAATTCATTTGTTGATGTTTCTTTGTTATCTAAACTTTTAGCTTCTTAAATAAGCCATGGCTCAGAAAATTCAAATTAATAGAATTACCAATGCCAATTTATACGTAAATGGTAATTCGAAACTTGGACGCGCTGAAGAGATTAGCGCTCCGGTTGTTAAATTTAAAATGTCAGAACATAAAGCCATTGGCCTTTTTGCAGCTATGGAGTTTCCTTCTGGTGTTGAAAAGCTGGAAATGAAAGTTAAGTGGAATTCATTTTATGCTGACGTTTTAAAAACTGTTGCAGATCCATTTTCTATGATTGAAATGCAGATCAGAGCAAGCATGGAAACGTGGGAATCAAATGCAAAAACTGGCGAAGTTCCTGTTGTAATATTTGTCAATGGAACTGCAAAAGATTTTCCTCTTGGCAATTTCAAACAACATGACAATGTTGAGAGTGAAACAAATTTCACCGTGTATTATTACAAGATGGAAATCAACGGCGAAGAAATTGCAGAGTGCGACGTAATGGCCAATATATACAAAGTCAATGGTGTTGACTTATTTGCTAAGTATCGCGCAAATCTTGGAATATAAAAATACATGCGGGGAGTTCGGTAACCGCCGCGGCTCATAACCATGGCTAATCGGGTTCGACTCCCGGCCCCGCTACTAAATTTTAAAAATAATATATGGATACAAATAATAATTTATCAGTTACACCAACAACTGAAAGTAAGAACAGCGAAGTTCAAGAAATAATTTTACCTTCAGGTAAAAAAGCCATAATAGGCGCATTTAAAGGCAAGCACATAAGAGAAGCAACGCGCATTGCAGACGGCGACAGCGATAAAATGATTTTTGCGCTTATATCAATTACAACCACAATTGATGGAAATAAAGTTCTTATTGAAGATCTTGATGAAATGCCAGGAACAGATGTAATGAAATTACAGGCTGCTTTTGCTGTAAATTTTTAGTAAGCGACCAGCAACTAACGTTTCTGGCGCATTTTACAAGTACGCCCTTAAGCTATTGGCTTGAACAACCAATAAACGATTGTGTGCATTGGTACACATTGGCGGTAAATGAGTATAATCGCTTAAACAAACAACCTGAAAGCTAATGAATAGTTTGTTAAAAATAGCTGTTATGTTAACCGCCTACGACCAAATGAGCCGTGAGGTGCGATCCGCTGTTAATAAATCCAAGAAAGAACTTTCTGACTTAAAGGCTCATGCCACCGCACAATTTGCGCAGGGATTCGGGCTTATGGGTGCAGGTGCAACCGGCTTTGCAGCTGTAGGAAAAACCGTTGCCGCTTATGCAGACCTGGAAGATGCAGCATTATCTTTAAAGTCTGTCATGATGCAAGACGGTGGAATTATAGATCCTGAACTTTTCGAAAAGACAACAAAGCTTGCTGAGGGTCTTGGTGATAAATTGCCGGGTACAACAATGGACTTTTATAATATGTTTTCAACAATGATACGTGCCGGTATTCCTGCAAAAAACATTGTTGATGGTGTTGGTGTGTCCGCTGCAAATCTTGCTGTTGCGCTTAAATTGCCATATGAGGAAGCTGGTAAGCTTGCCGCTAAATTAAAAGAGGCGACAGGAATTGCAGACAACGAAATGCTTCAGTTTATGGATACTATCGCCAGAACAAACCAAGTAGGTGTTGAGGCAAGCGAAATGCAATTCGCTTTTTCTCGTTCCGCCGGTGCTTTGCGTAATATGAGGATTCAGGGTCTTGAAGCCTCAAAATCAATTTCCGCAGTATATGCCATGTTGATAAAATCAGGTGCATCTGGCGAAACTGTAGGTACTGGAATGACTGCGGTGCTTAATTCATTTATGAATGCTGAAAAAATGGACGCCTTAAACCAAGCGGCTGGCAAGTTTGGCATTACAATGGATTTTGTTGACAAAAAAACCGGAGAATTCAAGGGTGTTGAAAATATGATGGTTCAATTTGATAAATTAAAAGGGTTGAATTCATCACAACGAGCCGGAATAATTCAAGCGTTTCTTGGTCCAGGTGCTGACGCTAATTTCATGACTATATTAGCCAGTAAGGGAGTAGAGGGATACAATCAAATGACAAAGGCCATGTCAACACAAGCAACGCTTAATGATAAGGTTCAGATGCAATTAGGCGGACTTAAAAATAAATGGGAAGCGGCTACAGGAACATTTGTAAACCTTCTAGCTTCTCTTGGGGAAAAGGTAGCTCCCGCACTTGGTGAGGTTGTTGATATGCTTGGAGCCGCAGCCGCAGCAACGCGCCAGTTTGTTGATAATAACCCGCGACTTGCAAAGTTTATTGTTTTACTTGCAACATTTGTTTCAGCTGCTTTAATGCTTGCCGGTGTTATTAAGATAATACAAGGTGTGGTTGCTATATTTAAAGTTTTAAATTTAGTCATGGCCATGAATCCATTTATATTAATCGCATTGGCGGTGGTTGTTGTAGCTGCATTAATATTTACATATTGGGACAAAATAAAAATATTTTTTATAAATCTTTGGGAAGCTATAAAGGCCGGATTCTTTAAGGCTATCCAATGGATAAAAATTTTATTAATGGCCGTGTTTGTTCCATGGTTATTGATTTATCAACATTGGGATAAGCTAAAGCCTTACTTTTTAAAATTATGGTCTAAGGTTAAAGAAATATTTACTGGGTTTGTTGGTTGGGTTAAAAATATAGGAGTAGAATTTTTTAATGCAGGCAGGAATATTGCAACTCAAATCTGGCAAGGAATAAAGGCCATGGCACATAAGCCAGTTGAGGCTGTTAAAGATATGGTTCAAAAGTGCAGGGACTTATTGCCGTTTTCACCTGCAAAAACAGGACCTTTCAAGGATCTTCATAAGATAAAAATAGTTGAAACTATTGCAGCTTCAATAAAAGCTTCACCAATGGTCCAGGCAATGTCAAGAGTAGTTGCGCAAGCTGTTGGTGTTCCTGCGCCTGTATCTTCAGGTTCTTCTGTTGGCGGTGGCATAACATTGCATTATGCTCCGGTTGTTAATATTGGAGCCGGTGCAAACAAGGCCGACTTTATGGCTATACTGCAAGAGCACAAAGATGAAATTTTAAGATTATTAAACACAGCCGCAGCAAATAAGGCAAGAACAAAATTTTAATTACTTATGTATGCACAAATAGGTGACATAGTATTATCAAATCAATACGGATTTTCTGGTTTTTCAGATGAATACGGTGTTGCCATTGTAGAACAGCCGCTTATTGATAATAAGCCACGTTTGCAACGTACGGGAACGAATTTAATTAAATTAAATTTTAGTATTGTACTACATAAGACATTTGTAAATATAGAAGATGAAGTTAATAAGTTTCAGTCTTTAGTCGTTAATACAACACCGGTTGAAATAACATTAGGAACTGGTGTATTGCTTGGGAATTTCATATTAACAAATCTTAAAAGGACAATTGATAAAACGCTTTCAGATGGAACTGTATTTGAGTGTACAATAGAAATACAGGCGACAGAATATCCTTATGATATCGTTAGCAATAGCGGAACAGCGTTAACTGAAAATAGTCCGGTAAGTGTTGCGTCTGTTCCTGTAAAAATGTCCTTAGCTGGTCAAATAGGAACAGACGTAAGAGACTCTCAAACCCTAAGCAAAGGCGTAAGCAATGATCTTAGGTCAGCACAATTACAGCCAGAAAAAAGGGCCGCAAAAATGAAACAGACTATTTTAAAAATTCAACAGATTGATAAGAAGCTTGTCAATGTATATACATTAACATCTAATGTATTGCGTCTTGCGAATGAAGCTAATAGTTTAAAAAGCAGAATAACTAAAGCAAGGGGAGACTTGGCAAGGCTTAAATCATTTTGCCAAATAAATGACGTTGAGAGTGCAATGAGTGCAAACAATGACTTTCAAAGTAACATGCAAAATGTTGGCGGACTTACCGCACCATTTACTAAAAGTTATATATTAAGAAGGACCGTTTAAATATGTCATATACAACACATACTGTTCAACAAGGCGAAAGATGGGATAATATTGCCTTTGCTTGCTATGGTGATGTGAAATACACGCCAGATATTCAAACAGCAAACCCTGAAGTTCCGCTTGACGAGCCAATACCGGCTGGGACTGTTTTAAGAATTCCTATTAAAGAGGTTATTGATACGCAGACGGAATTATTGCCGCCTTGGAAAAAATAAAAAAGTATGGAATTGCAAAGGCCACAAATAAAAGTATTATATAATAGTAAAGATATAACTAACGATATATCAAAATATATAGTTGGTTTAAAATATACTGACAATACAGAGGGTTCAAGCGATTCTATAGAATTAAATCTTGAGGATATTGACGGCCTTTGGCGTGACGGCTGGTATCCTGACAAGGGCGATGAATTAACTGTGTCAATTGGATATAACGGTGTTTTTCTTGATTGTGGTGTATTTGAAATAGATCAGATTCAATTAAGAGGAACGCCAGACATGGTTTCATTGCAGGGCCTTGGTGCTGGAATAAAAGGAGACATAAGGACAAAGATAAGCGCGGCTCACGAAAACAAAACATTAAGGCAGCTTGCAGAAGCCGTAGCAAGCCGTCACAATCTTAGTATAATTGGCGGTGTTGCTCCAATAGTAATTGAGAGAGTAACGCAGCGAGAAGAAACAGATTTATCTTTTTTAAACAGGATAGGTCATGAATATGGTTATATTTTTTCAATAAGAGGTTCGCAATTAATATGGACAAGCATTTTTGATATTGAAGAACTCGCCGCGGTTGCTTCAATAGATAGAACAGATATGATGTCGTACGACATAACAGACAAGACATTACAAACATATTCTAGCGCATCTGTCAAGTATCACAATCCAGTAAATAAAACAGTTTCAACATATGAAGTTGAAAAAATAAATAATAAAGATGATGTTCCTTTTAATTATATAAAGTCTGGTGATACATTAAAAATATACACCAAGGCAGAAAACAACCAACAGGCAGAAGCCAAGGCCAAGGCGGCACTTTATCGCGCCAATTCATTACAACAAGAAGGAACGGTTGTTGTTCCAGGGAATGCCTATCTTGTCGCAGGTAACAATTTTGAAATAACAGGACTTGGTAAAATTTCAGGAATTTTTCATATAATGAGTTCTGAACATTCCATTGATAGGAGTGGCGGATGGACTACAACTTTAGATATTAAAAGAGTCGGCTTTGTTATTAAGCAAAATCAGAAATCTAAGAAACCAAAAAAGCCGGTTAAATATACTGTTACAGTTGTTAAATAATTGTATATTGTGATATTATATTAGGTATATATCTATTATGTTAAGATACGGGAACATATCACAAATAAATGCATCAAAGGGACTTGCAAGGGTTCATTTTGATGATGTTGACATTGTTTCCGGGTGGTTGCCAATTATAGTCCCAAGGACCAATACAGACAAGCAAGTTGACCCAATGGAAGAGGGGGAACACGTTGCATGTCTTATGGATAGCAGAGACGAAAACGGGGTAATACTTGGCGCCATATATAGCACGCAGGATATTCCACCAACAGACGCAGGCGCTGACACATTTATAAGAAAGTTTGCAGACGGAACAATAATAAAATACGACCGTGGCGCAACTCACGAATATTCTATTACTAATGATACTCTTACTTTTAAAATGAATAGAACAGGCGGTTTTGAAATTTCAAAAGGTACGGAAAGTTTAAAAAAAATAATAAACGATCTTGCTCAGGAATGCGAGACAATGACAATGCCAGTGTCGGGCGCTTCAGCTGGTCCGCCAACTAATGCGGCAAACTTTGCTGCAATAATTACAAGGTTATCAACTTTATTTTCATAATGTCTGAGCTGGTTTCAAATATAAAAAGTCAAAATTGGTCCCTAAGTATAGAGACACAAGGAGAGATTGTTACAGACATTCAAGATATAAATCAATGTATTTATATTATAATTACAACAATTAAGGGTAGCGATCCACTTCGCCCTGATTTTGGTTGTGGACTGTGGGAACATATCGACAAACCGGCTAGTGTTGCAGTTCCAAATATAATTAGGGAAATAGGCAAGGCCATTGCTACATTTGAGCCACGTGCAGAAGTTCAAAAGATAACATTTGAATTAAATGAGGCACAAGTTACATTTTCTATTTACTGGACTTCATCTTTTGGAAATAGTGTTACAGCTATTCCAATTACATTAATATAATTTTTATGGCAGACGCACCAATTTTAATTGCTAATGATCCGACGCAAATAGCCGCAGACATGAAAGCGGATTACGAAAGCCTTACCGGGAAAATATTACCGGCCGGCTCTCCTGAGATGCTTATAATAAACATGTTTGCAGCAAGATTAAGCACACATATTGCGTCAATACAAAGTGCAGCACAACAAATGCTGGTGTCGTTTGCTTCTGCGCCTATGCTTGATTTTTTAGGAGAACTTGTAGGAGTTACAAGATTATCACCACAGGCCGCACAATGTACTATTCAATTTACATTAACAGCTGGGCACACACAGACAATTATACCCGCCGGAATGCGAATACAATCTCAAGACGGAAAAGTTGTTTTTGAGACAATACAAGATGTAATTGTACTTGATAGTGTAACAACCGCAACCGTTACGGCAATATGTCAAACAGCCGGTATTATCGGCAATGATTACCCTATTGGCGACATATCTAATATTTTAGATCCTCAACCTTTTGTTACCGCAGCATCTAATACAGATATCACTGTTGCCGGAAGCGATCAGGAAACAGACGACCAGTTGAGAGCGAGGATAAAATTAGCACCTTCAGCATTTAGTACCGCAGGCCCTAAAGACGCTTATATATATTTTGCAAAAACAGCAAGCCCTTTAATTATAGATGTTTCAGTGACAATGCCAACGCCAGGGACTGTAAATGTTTATCCTTTGGTTGGGAATGCATCTTCCGGAACACCAACAGAAATATTAAACTTAGTATCTGCTATATTGACAGATGAAAAAGTGAGGCCGTTAACAGACACAGTTAATGTTATTTCACCAACAAAAGTTGGGTTTCAGTTAGTCGTTAACATTACCAAGATAACCGGCGCTGTTGACCAGGATATAATTGATAAATTAACGCCTATACTTACAAGTTTTTTGCAGTCAGCATCTGTAAAGATTGGAAAAGATGTTACTGTTACAAAGATTAAATCTTTGTGTATGTATGATGATACACAGGTTTATGATGTAACATTGCTTGACGAATTATCTAGTGCATTTACAGACAAAATTGTTGATGACACACAATATGCGTATTGTGATAGCCTTACTATTTCAATAACTGGAAGCAATGCAGGATAATAATAATATATTAGCGAGTTCGATAAACGCAAAAGACCATTTGACGGTATTTGATACCATGATAAAGGCGCGTATCGATTCTATAGACCTGACGCCTATATTGATGTATTTAATCGATATTGCGCCGGTTGCTGCATTGCCATACCTTGCCGACCAATTTGATGTAATGGGGTTTAATGGTTGGATACTTTGCGATAATGACGACGAAAGAAGATCATTGATAAGAAGGTCTATCGAATTAAAAAGGTTTCGCGGGACCCCTTGGGCTATAAAAGAAGCGTTAAAATCTGTCGGATATTATGACGCCCAGATACAAGAGGGTTTTTCTGGACATATGTATGACGGAACAATTTTGTATGATGGAACATACACATATGGCGAAGGTAATTGGGCAAACTTCAGGGTGTCGCTGCTTGATCTTGGCGAAAGTAAGGGATTTTCTACAGCAACCCTAGCGCTTATTATAGGCATGATAAATGCGTATAAAAATGAGCGTTCAAACCTTCTCGATATAGTCCTAAAAGCAACTACAATTGACTATTTCGATACCATAGACGACAGTGATTTTGTTGGTAGTGTAAATCTTACTAATGACGAAGATCAATTTAACGTTACCCATTATTACGACGGAACATATAACCACAATGGAAATATTTATTATGCGGCTGACACTTCAATTTTTGAATTAAATATCGGGTTTCCGGTGTGGGAAGATGTATTTAATTTGCCAGATGATTCCGATTTTATAATAAAAATCATACCTTTAGGTGGAACAACACTAATTGGTGAGGATAATTTTCAGCTAATTGGCGAAGATGGATCAATTTTAATAGACGAATCAACTGTTGAGTCTTACGTAGGACCATAATTTTATGAATAAAACACTTGAGAATTTTAGAGCCAACAAAGAAATAAAAGGAATTTTTTCTTTGATAGTTAAAGACAAAAAAGGAAATGTCATTGAGGAATATGAAGACAGGAACTTGATTGTTGACAAGGCCCGGTATAATATGGCTCAACTTATAAGTGTTGCAGCTAATAATTATTATATAGATTCAATAGCTTTCGGTGTTGGAACTAATGATGCAAACGTTGCTGACCTTGGACTTACCAGCCCTATTAATTTTGCTTTTGACTCTATAGAATACCCTGACAATAATAGTGTCGCATTTAACTGGTCTTTGGGTCTTAGTGATGCAAATGGAATTGCAATTACTGAGTTTGGTCTAATGTCACACAATGGCGATTTGTTCGCGCGCAAGGTTCGTGCTGCAATAAATAAAACAAGTGATTTTACAATTACAGGAACCTGGAAAATAATTTTCTAATATGGCAAATCTTACACTTACCGCAGCCTGGGACGCTGGCGTATATAGAATAGAGACAACAGACGCTGTTATTGGTGGCGAAACTGGTATAGCTAATGCTGGTATAAAAAACCTAGGCAATAGAACAGAATATCTAAAGGCCCACATGGATACAGCAGAAGCTAACATTGCAACGTTAACTTCTGGAATGTCAGACAAAGAAACGCGCGTATCTGCATTGGAAGCCGCAGGTTTTAGTACATACGGAATGAATTATAAACGCGGTATTGTAACTTATAATTCAGGGTCGCCGGTTGCTATTGGTGCAAGTGATTACGGAAAGCTTGTTATTATAGATCCGCCGGCACTTTCTACTACTGTAAGACTTCCTTCGCTTTCTGGATTTGTTGATAATACTTTTGTGGATGTGTTGATATATAGTACAAATTCATCTTACACAATGGCTAAAATTACTTTCTCAAGTACTGACGGTTCAATACTTGGAAATGTAAACGACTTCGCAGTTGGTGACTTTGTTAGGTTTGTTAGAAAAAACTCAACACAATGGCAACTTGTGACCATGAATAAAAGAGATGATACAACAAATCCTGGCAAGTTGGATTATTTCGCAGTTAGTACGCCGCCGGCTGGATGGATTGCGGCCAATGGAGCAGCTGTAAGCCGAACCACATACGCAAGGCTATTTGCGACGTTAGGCGTCTCTTTTGGTTCTGGTGATGGAATAACAACATTTAATGTTCCAGACGCAAGAGGGTTATTTTTAAGAGCATGGGACAATGGCGCAGGTATTGATTCAGGAAGGATTTTTGGTTCAACTCAGTTAGATGATATCAAGGCACACACGCACACATTTACAAGAGACTACACCGGCGGTGGTGGGACCGGTGGCGACTCAGGAAATACAGGAACTCCACCATATGGAACGAGAACAACAGATTCAACCGGCGGAACAGAAACAAGACCAAAAAACATTGCCTTACTAGCATGTATTAAATATTAAAATTATGGCAAAAAAGATAACACCAAAGGCGGACATTAAGCCAAATATAGAAGAACCTAAGCTTGAGCCTAATCCGGAATTTATTGCACATCATCCTGGAAAGAAAAGCGTTTACGCTTATAATGAAAATGGTGAGTTTATTGGCATGACAGATGCATTTGAATGTGCATTTGAAAAGGGCGTATTTCATATTCCTGCCAAGGCAACAGACAAGGCGCCATTGCAACCAAAAGAAGGGTATGTTATAAAATTTAGTCCTTCTAAAAACAGCTGGATATATGAAACAGCACTGGAGCCAGTTAAGGAAAAAGAGCCGGAAGTAACAGCCGAAGTAATAGTTTCTAAAAGAAATTTAAAACTATATCAAAGTGATTTTTCTCAATTTCCAGATGTTCAAGCTACGCTTACGCAAGAGCAAAAAGACGCATGGTTAAAATACCGTCAAGACCTTAGGGACCTAACAAAACAATCTGGGTTCCCTGACAACATAAAATGGCCCGAACAGCCTAAATAAAAAATTCCATATAACCGAAAACGCCTAGAATTGTTTGAATTCTAGGCGTTTTTTTTTACCTTTAAAAAGGAATAAACATTAATCAATGGCACACTTTGACGCGCACAATCCAGGTCATAATATTTTTTATTGGATAATCTGGGGAACTATTTTTGTAATATCAAAAGCCGCTGGCGTGATATCTTCAGTATCAGAAGCTATACAGACAGAAGCTATTCACATTCCACATCACAATATATGGTGGTTGCCACAACTGCATGAATTTATTCCGGCGCTTATTGTTGCCGGTGGCGCTGGTATTGTTTCATTCATTGTCAATAAGCTATGTAAAATAATTTGGTTGAAATTATTTCCTGTAAAAAAATAAAAGGAATATGGCAAGCGAAAGATTTTTAAAAGCAATGCCTTATGTCTTCGAACACGAAGGCGGATTTAATAACCATGTAAGTGACAAAGGCGGTGCAACAAATTGGGGCGTATCCCTGCGTCTTTTAAAGACGCTAAAGAAAGATATTGACGGCGACGGTGATATTGATTACGTAGATATTCAGAAGCTTACCAAAGAAAATGCTACTCAAATATATTTTGATAATTTTTGGCGTAATTTATATGACCGTATCCCTTACGAAAGATTGGCCATTAAAATGTTTGATACATGCATAAATACAGGAACTGTTGAATCTAACATCCTATTACAAAGGTCCATTGCGGGACTAGGTGGAAAAATAAAAGTTGACGGCGCAATTGGCACTGAGACAATGACAGAATTAATAAAGCATAATGAATTTGATTTATGCCATGGGTATTGTTTAGCTCAAAAGAATTTTTATGATTCATTGATAAAAAAAGATTATACGCAAGAGGAATTTAAACAAGGTTGGTATAATAGGGCCGCTTGGCTCCCTAATTTATAAATATTTATTGTATGACCTGGATAGTGTTTTTAAAATATGTTTTGCAGTTTGTTCTGTGGATAGGCAAAAGCTTTAACGGTGCAAATGGCCAACCCTCAAGCCGGCGCCTTTTGGTGTTTAGCATATTCTTTTTGTGCTATGCAATAGGGAGAGTTGTTTTTGTGTTTACATGCGAAAACTATTTATATCAATTATATGGCTGCGGACTCGATGCAACATTTATATTGATTTTGTATGGAATTGTCAATGTTGCAGATATTGCTGCAATAAAAAATGGTATATTGCCTGAACACAAAAAAGACAAGAAAGATGAAAATATTAATTAAAATATTGCTAGTGTGTATTGTTGTTTCTTCCTGCGGACCTCAAGCAAAATTAAGGCGAGCAGAACGCAAGATTGCACGTATAGAAAAGAAAAACCCAGGCGTTATAACAATTGATACCGTATGGAAAGATTCAACGGTAACTTCGCCTGTAATAAAAACTTCTGTTGAAATTGAAAATAATACCGCCCAAAGCGACACAGCGGCCGTTGATTCACTTACAAGTAAGTTTGCGGACAAAGTACAGCCTGAAATTTTAGACTCGCTAAAACACGGATTTGAGACAATTTTAAGCAAGTCCGGGGAAATAGATACAACCGTCACAAATGGAGAAACAAAAATTCATTATAAAAGGAAGTCAGGGAAGACCAATATAAATATTGAAACTACGCCACCACCTATAAAAATAAAATATCCTGTTGCTATTAAAGAGGTAAAGCCGCCGGCTGCATTAAATTGGTACGAAAGATTAATTTTAAAAATAGGAAAAGATACTTTGTCAATACTTGGTGCACTGCTTGTTCTTATTATATTGTATGTATTATACAGAATAGCAAAGAAAGAGTTTTTTTAAACCTTAAATATATAAATCTATGTCTTGGTCAATTAATTTTATCGGAAAACCTGAAAATGTTGTAAAAGCCATTAAAGCATATGGCGAAAAATTAAGCGGTGCTTCAAAGGATGAATTTGATTCATCTTCGCCCAAAATCATTGATCTTGTAGAAGAGAACATGAACAAAAATGGTGAAGTTCTTATCAAGGTGGTAGCCAATGGACACGCTCACTTTACCGAAAATGAAAAACAATATGGATATTTAAATATAACAATTGAGCCGATTGTTGGCAATATTGTTTAATAATATCCCTTACCCGTGTGAACTCGCGGGTTTTTAAAAATCCCTTTGATAGTATCGAAATCGAGGCCGTGACGCTCTAAAGTTTTACGGCCTCTTTTTTTATGGTTTAATGTTGTAAGTATTGAGAGCGTTGGAATGATGGCATTTAATATGCAGCTACCGCGAGTAAATGTTAATGTATTGTCGTCACCGGGTAATTCACGCCAGCCATAAAAATTGGCATATAGCCGTAGTAATTCCTTGCGTGTTGATGGTGAATATTTCGGCAATTGCTGCATTCATAAATTTAAGAATTTTGAAATTTAAATTCTAACTCTTTTAATCTATTCATTTTTATTTGTGTACCATTGGAATATGTTCTTCCGGGGAAATCATCTTTTATTATACCCTTTAGTTCCTTCCTTAGCTGTGCAAGTTCTACAACTTCAGGAATTGTTTTATTCCCAAATCTATCTGAGGAATACCTATCTTTTGTTGATTTTTTAAATACCTTTTTCTGTTCTTTCCTTTTTTCTGGTGGAAGTCTTAACCAGTGATCTAATTTAATACCGTCAGCAATAGCCTTATCAATATCCTTGGCCATTTGTTCGGCTGCTTCGTTGGTCAGCTTAAATCTTGTCTTTATCTCGTTTGCTAGTCGTTCCCCGTAGCTATCTAAATTTTCCATGAAATAAATATACGAATAAATTTTGATATCAAAAATTTTTGTTATAAGTTTGGTTTATGGGAATGGTAATTAAAACCAAAACTGGAAAATTAGGTTATGTTGTAAAGCAACAAGGTTTGAAATATCTATGTAATGAGATAGATATAAACAATTTTCTTGTTACCGATACGTCAAACAAAGTAAAAACGTTTTTGGTTTCAACTATCAATACGGAAAAGGTTAAAGACCTAGAACCGTGGGATCTTAGAACAATTCATTATCACACAGATTAGATTTATATGAAGACCAAATTATTAAAGCCTACTATTGACAAAGCAGCTAAAGAAAAAAAGAAACTATTAGCAGACGCCGATAAGATAATCAACAGATTAAAAAAAAGCGGCCTGAAGCAGGATTTTATTGCTACTGAAAACAATTTAAGTTCTGCGACATTGTCAAGGTTTATGAATAAAAAACCGGGCTATGTTACAAATGCAATGGTCGTAAGACTTGCAACTTTTTTAGAGGAACATGAAAAATAATTTTGTCAAAATATTTTGATATCACTTTTTATTGACATATATTTGAATCATGACAAAGAAAGATATACAATTTTTCCTGAGACTTCAGGCCTTTATAAATAAGGCAAAAAAAACTTTTGGTCAGAATTTTGTAAATGTTGATATTAATCACAATGTAGACAAAGATTACTATACAATTGACTGTTATTTTAGAAGCGGAAATGCTGAGTATAAAAATTGTGTTGTGTTTTATATTTCAAGCCTTGATTTAGAAGAAACCATTGAAAGCTTGGAAGAGATATACAATACTGCATGTAAGATTTTATAATCAATTAATTTATAACTAACAAACCCCGTTGCAGGTAGGAAATAAAATGCAACATTAAAATTATGTATGAAAATGAAGAAATGTACGCCGAAGTCGGCAGAAGTTACACCCCAGCGCCAGCAGCAAATCACATCGGCTTTTGTATCGGCGTTGTCTTACTTGGTACTGTGGACCATGAATATCAAGGACACAAATCAAGAAAGAAGAAGATAAGATTGTTTTTTGAGCTTACTAATACAGTCAATCCTGACGATGAAAAAGGTGGGCCGTTTATTGTAAGCAAAGAATTTCTTTATTCACTTGGGCCTAAGTCAAATTTAAAAAAGATGCTGGACGGATGGCGCGGTGAGGCTTTAAGTAAAGACGAAGCTGCAAAGTTTAATATTGCAAAAATACTTTCAGCGCCTTGTATGATAAATGTCCTTATTAAAACTTCTCAGAAGGGAAATAAATATAACGACATTTCAAGCATTTCACAGATTGCAGAAGGGACTGTTGTTCCTGTTATGAAAAATAAGCCATATCTGTTCAATTTCAATCCGCCATTTAAAACAGAAGTGTTTCAATCGCTTCCGGAATGGGTTAGAAAGATCATTGAAAGCTCTGACGAATATAAAGAACTTACAACAGGTGCTGTTGGCACTACAACGGCCGCGCCTGCAAATGCAGTACAGCCCACCGTAAGCAGTACAGGCAAAAAATTACCTTTTTAATTTTCGTAAAGTGGTTGGTTGGTTTCCCTGTTGGTGGAATTGGCATACACAAGAACGAGATAAGCACGTTCGCGACTGAGGGCAAAAGCCTGAATTGTTGGGCGCTATCTATGCGCTATTGCTTGCCGGTTCGAGTCCGGCACAGGGAACAAATCAAAGGCGTAGACTGATAAGCTAACGGTGTTTCTAATCAACTCGCCGGCGCCTTTGGTTAAAATTTTCAAACATTAAATTTTTCACTTATGAATAAAAACCCATTTGAGTCATTAAAGTCTGAAGACAAAGTAAATCCACAGGAACAATTTTCAGTTGTAGCAACTCTTCCAACAAAAGGCGTTATTGTTGATGCTGGTAAGTTGCATGAGCTAAAAGAACAACTTAATGCACAAGGCGCGGACATTGTTATAATTCCACCGGGCGCCAAAGGTATTATTTTGCGTACCGAATTAAACCCAGAATTACAAAGCAAAGTTGATGAACTAACTGAGGAATTAAAGCCCTTGTCTGTGCTTCAGATTAAGACACAAGACGACGTTGTAAAACTGAATGTGTCATTAAAAAAAGCAAAGACAATCGCAAAAGCTGTTGACGAAGAAAGAAAGCTAATTACTTCTGAACTTGACGCAGAGAAAAAAGGACTTATCAATTTAGGCAAAAGTGTTACAGATGAACTTGTCAGATTGACAACTCTTATAAATACCAATATCACCAACTTTCAAATTGAAGAGGACCGCAAAGCAAAGGAGAAAGCCGCAGAAATTGAGAGACAGAAGCAAGCAGACCTTGCCAAGATCCAGGCTGAACAAAAGCGCATTGCTGACATTAAGAATTTCATTTTAGAGTTTGAAAATAATGTTCTCAATGCTGCGCACTCAGCAACAGTTGCTGACATTGATAGTAAGATTGCAAAACTTGCAGGTGTTAAACTAAAACCTGAAGTTTATCAAGAGTTCTTGCCAGAAGCTATAGACATGTACAATAGATGTGTTCAGAAAATGAACGACAGGAAAATTGAACTTGAGCGCCTTGCCGAAGCTGAAGCAATCAACGCTGAAGCGGCCGAACGAATGAAGAAAGAGCAAGAGGAAAAAGCAAGACTTGAAAAAGAAGCTCAGGAACAAAAGGCCGCTGAAGAACAGCAAAAGATTGCAGAACAAGCGCAGGAATCAATTTCAAATGTTCAGATGGAATCAGAACTGAAGAGTTCAATGATCGGAAAGCAAAAGAACGTTCAAAAGCGCTGGACTGTTGAAGAAGAAACAATTGATATGTCATTGCTGCCTGAAGAATACAAGACCGCAGACATTGACAAGTTAAAAAAGGCAGTTGCTGAAGGTGCGCGAGAAATTCCAGGCGTTAGGATATTTGAAAAAATTATTAATACTTCAAGATAATGGACCCAAAGAAAGAAGCTATTGCACTTGCTGTGTCAAAATTATTCAATAGCAAACATTTTAGTGTTTGTGATGTCGAGAATATTGCAAAACTAAGTAAAAATGTTATAGATAAAGAAAAGCACGATATAATGCACACAATACATTGTGTCAATTATTCTGAAATGACGCAAGAATTTAGAAAATGGCTTTTTGAAACTGTGTTGTATTTTGCCTCAAATGATGATATAACCTTTAATGCATCTGATTTTAACATGAAACAAGCAGGCGAATTTATATCACCTCAAGATAAAAAGAAACCAACAATTAATTCAATGTTGTTAAGATAATGCAAGATTACTATCAACTTGACATGCTCAGTAATTCGCGCCTTGGTGTTGTAAAATGCTTACGTGATGGACTGCCAATATTTAAGGCAAAGAAAGAGACACTTGAATTTGGAAAGCAATTTCATGAATCAGTATTGGAACCGCATAAATATAATGACTTTCTTTCCCTTGCGCTAGAAAATCAACATAATGGCGCAGGCACATGGGTTGAATGGTATATTAAGAATAGGCACAAAGTTGCTGCCATGTCTAAAAGTGCCCTAAACAACGCCTTATTAAAATTTCTTATTGATAGTCCTCTTGCAAAGTTTGAACAAGATCATTTTTTCAATGAATCAAAATATGATCTTGAGTGTAAAGCAAAAATTGATTTGTGGGTTGGAAAGACAATTGCAGACCTTAAAACAACCGCAGCAAAGACGCGGGAAGAGTTTGAAGCATCTATTCTACAATATGGCTATAACAGGCAAGGCGCCTTTTACCTGGATGGAACAGGTGCAGAAAAATTCATAATAATTGGAGTATGTAAAACATACCCGCACCCAACGTTTACTTGTACAATGGCTATTGATGATCCAAGGATTGTTTCAGGCCGCAAGGAATATGAAGATTTAATTGACGTATATCTTGAAATGAAACAAGAGGGAAAAATTGACTTTCAAGAACTAATGCAGGCAGCATAAATTTTTAACCACTTATAACAAACATTAATTGTGAAAAGAAATTTAATCGATGTAGTGCACCCAACCGGAGCTTCATTATATCACACAATTAAGGGAAATCTTAAATTAGGTATTCCATTACCTGGGCAACGCGCAGAAGTTACCGGTTGGCATGTCGGAGAAATAAAGCCCGGTGATGTATTAAGATTGACACCAATGAATTCGTACGAAATTATTGAAGTATTAGAACGAAGGGACCACAAAGGCCGCTTTGCGCTAAAGGATGAATTTGGGGTTGAAATAACCGAAGATTATAAACGGCCAGTATTTAACAAAAAGACCGAAGAAACAAGTTTTGTTGATGATGTTAGGCCGGTAAATGATACCAGCAAAACACAAGGTTCCTTTTTCAGAATAATAATAAAGTCTTAATCTAATGAAAAGAATCAAAGAACTCGACGCCCTCAAGTCTGACCGTTTCTTGCTTTGGGTAGTTATAACAACATTGCCGTTGCTTTGCTCTAATATGTATTATGTATACCATAAGCTTTCGGTACTTCCGGACCCTTGGCGTAATAGGGTTTCGCTGGGCGTCGCTTTGGTTCTGGCTGGGTTTATTATAATCTATACAGTACGCAAAAATTATCGAATGGCTAAATACTTCGCTTATTTCGAGGCTCTTATTTCTGCCTATTATTATATTGTTACAATAGGCTTAGATTGGGACCTGTTGCCGGCGTTCGGATTTACTTTAATATTACCTGCTGCAATGTTTCACAGTGCAAAAGAGATAAAGCAAGAGGAAGAACAAGACGACAATGAATACCAGGAACATGTTGTTCATTTACAACGAGAGGTAGGCCGATTATTTCATGACAAAAAAACAAACCTGCAAATTATTGCAGAACGTGATAAGGAAATTGCTGACCTAAAAAAAGAACTTGATTTTTTCAAAAACTTCAGGGAAATACATATTGAAAAACCCGAAGATGAAGAAAAAGTTGTGTTGCCTCCAATAGAAGTCGTAACCTTCGAATCTAAAGTTGACCCTGAAATTTTTAAAGAATCGCATGATCTAACAATTGATGAATTACAACAAAGCGGTTCCCCGTTTATTGAGATTCAAAAAAGCGACCTTGATCGTGAAAAAAAAAAGAATAAAGGAGAAAACGACCGGCCCGACTTCTGGGAACGTCAAAAAGAATAAAAAAAATCCGCCTCAAAATCAGATGTTTATAAATTTTTAATAAAAATATTTATCAAAATGTTTTGATATCAAATTTAATTGATATACCTTTGATTTATCAATTAAACAAAAACACTTAGCACTTATGAAAACTTCAAACCTATCAGATAACGCACACAAGCTTTATATCTTTCTATTAAAGACTGGAGGCGCTTGGAAACAAAATTGTATTGAGGCTTTATTTGGGAAAGTGGAATATCCAATTAATGGAACAAAAGAAGATTATCTTGAATACTGGCAATGGTCTGCTAATCTTTATGGCTGCGATGAAAATCGTCGTTCTGTGCTTGGTGAAATTATTGATATAAAAGCAACTGCGGACTATTCAAATGAAACAAGCAAAGCTTATCAAGAACTAAGAAAAGCAGGACTTGCAAACGAAAAAAATAACGGATCTAATGAATATTTCTTTTATCCTGTAAATAATTAAAAACGCTAAGTTACCCGAACGGCCGCCCCGCCAAGTAGGGTTTTTTATTTTATGGTAAAATTTGATGCTGAATATTATAATAGGATATACAAATTCCTAAACCAACAGGATGATGTAAGGTATAAAATATCAGACCTTACAGATGATCCTGAAAAGTTTATATTCCACATCAAATATTATATTGATAATAGAGGAAAAGAAGATTTAGAGGTTGAGTTTAATTCTCTGTCAGAGACTGAAATAATGCATGGTGCAACATATAGCGAGATAAGAATATTAGAGTTCTTTGAAGGAAAAGTAAAAGATAGGCAGCGGGAAAAACTAATAAATAAAATCTGGCAACAGTCGCAACAGGTTAAAAATAAACCTGCGCACGTTGTGCAGACCGTACAACCTGAAGAAAGTAAAAAAGTAATTCCACCGGGATATAAAACACCGGGATTGTTTCAATAAATAAATTTTAAGCATGGAAGACAAAAGTAAAATAATTGAACTAGCAAAGAAGCTTAAGGCACTAGCTGAACAAGGCATTGGCGGGGAAAAAGATATTGAAATTTTAAACGCAATAGCGATTAGGTTCCCATATGCACTTGAAACCGTTGAAGCTGTATTTGACAAAGTAAAATCATATGATAAAACAATTAAAATACTTAATATCTCTATAAAAGATCCTCTTGAAATAGCAGATTTAACAGCTGAAGAACTTATAAAATTCAAAAGCTAATGGACCAACAACAAGATAACCTTGCAGAAGCATGGGAAGCCCTACACGGAAACGAAAATATATTCCTAACAGGTCCGGCTGGTTCTGGCAAATCGACGCTTATACGCAAGTATATTGCGGCAAACGATGGAAACGTTATTGTGTTAGCCCCAACCGGAATTGCTGCAATTAATGTTGGCGGGGTGACAGTACATAATTTTTTCCACTTTCCAGCGCGTCCGGTGTCCTACAATGCAATAAAATGGCTCGACCCAAGGAAAGATGAGGACGAAGCAAAACGAAAGCTTATACTGTCAGCAAAAGCATTTATAATCGACGAAGTATCTATGCTGCGCGCTGACCTAATGGACCAAATTGCATGGTTCTTTAAAAAGAACTTCCCAGACCTTCCGCCGTTTGCCGGTAAAAAAATAATAATGGTTGGTGATTTGGATCAATTGCCGCCAGTGGTAAAGGACGACAGCGCCGAAAAACAAATGATATCTACTCGATATACGTCGCCATTCTTCTTTGCTGCCGCGTGTTGGGACCCTGCGCGCTATTCTTCATTTATAACTTTTAAGCTTACAAAAGTTTGGAGACAATCGGACCCGGCTTTTGTAAATCTTTTGAATGATATTAAAAACGCCAGACTTGCGCCATTCGAAATTGATCGCCTAAACAATCAATGCTTACGTCAGGGCGATTTGTTCCCTGAAGATGGAATTGTATTATGTGCAAAAAACTCAACAGCTGACGAAATAAACTCGTTTATGTTGCATAACCTGGAAGGTGAAAATATTCGTTTGGTTGGCAGAATTACAGGAAATTTTAATAAAAAAGATTGTATTTGCGAGGAAATAATTAACTTAAAAATAGGTTGCAGGGTTATGACGCTAAGGAATAGTAATGATCCTATTAACGACTATAGAAACGGTTCGCTTGGAACGTTAGTTGCATACAATGAAAATACAAATCTTTTAGAGGTATTGCTTGATAATAAAGAAACAGTATTTGTTAGCCGCTTTGAATTCGAATCTACGGAATATGAATATAATAAGAAAGAAGACAGGATTAGCCATAAGATAACCGGCCGCTTTGTTCAGTTCCCAATAAAAGTTGCCTATGCTATTACTATTCATAAGGCGCAAGGACAAACATTTGATAAGATAATTATTGATACTGGCGAACGTGGCGCATTCGCACACGGTCAAGTATATGTTGCTTTAAGTCGTTGTACTTCCTTGCAGGGTATTATATTACGTAGGCCGTTAAAGTATAGCGAATTGATTTATGATAAAAATATTTTGGAGTTCAATAAAACGAAATTAAATGTATGAATGAATCAGAAAAAAAAGAACGTCTTGAATTGTTAGAGCGCTTAAGTGCTGACCATATACTTGACGAAACAACCATATTTAAACAGTCTCAAGACCCTTGGCTAGAGCTAGATTCAAGAACAGTTGCTATCATAAAGCAACGCTTTAGAAAATGGCACAGCACTTGGATTGCGCCGAAGGTTGTAAAATTTCTTGGTGAACCTATAGAGGATCAAGAAAAAGAAAAATGTACGGGCAATTGCGGAATGAATTATTGCGACGAAAACGGTTGTACTGATAGAAAAAGAATTTTAGTTAATCCAATATCAAATAATAATGAAGACAATGAAAATGCGTCTTAGGAAAATTAAGCATGACTCTGCATATGATGCGGCCAAGCAGGCACAGAAAAAGAAAGTTGTTCTTATTTTTAAAACTGATTATAAAAAATAAATGCAATTAAGACCTTATCAAGCAAGAGGCAAGCAGTTAGTTGGTGAATCTTTCGCAAAGGGAAATCAAGCGGTTGTGCTATGTGTGCCCACAGGTGGCGGGAAAACCGTCATGTTTGCAGACATGACAAAATCAAGCATGGCAAATGGTGTACCTGTGCTTATTATGTGCGACCGTAAGGAGTTGATTGAACAGGCCAATGATAAGCTAAACACGTTCGGCTTATTTCCGACGCTGATTGTTCCAGGATATCGCGATAAGGCTTCTAATTTATATCTTGCTTCTGTTGATACGCTAAGAAATCGCCGCTTTCCTGACGTTGGGCTTGTTGTTGCTGACGAAGCACACAAAAAAACATTTGACGAAATTCTTTTAACATATAAGCATAAAGGAGCAAATATTGTTGGTGCTACAGCAACACCAATAAGAACAGGTAAACGATTTTTCAAACCAGACAATCAATTGCATTCTATTTATCCAAAGTATTCTGGGCAAATGGGGAATATATATGATGATATGGTCGAACCAATTACCATACCTGATTTACTCAGAGAAAATTATCTTGTTCCTGAAATTACATACGGCGCCGAACTTGATATGACAGACGTTGATATTACACGCAACGCTGAAGGTGTAGAGTATAACGAACAACAGCTATTCAATAAGTTCAATAAGCCAAAAATGTACGCCGGTGTAGTTGAAAAATATAAAGAACTAACACCGGGCACAAAAGCCATTTGCTTTAATATTAATGTTGAGCATTCAAAAAGACAAACACAAGAATTTGTTGCGGCCGGAATACCTGCGGCACACGTTGACGGATCAACGCCGCTTGCGGTGCGTAAAAAAATATTTAAAGATTTTCATTTTGGAATTATCCGCGTGCTATGTAACTGCGGCGTTGCTACAACCGGCTATGATGAACCAACAATTGAAACTGTTATTATAAATCGTTGCACATTGTCTCTTGCATTGTATTTGCAAATGTGCGGCCGTGGTGGTCGCCTGTGTCCTGAGATAGGAAAAACATATTTCAATATAATAGATATGGGTGGGAATGTGTTTAAGCATGGCTTTTGGAGTGAGGACCGCGAATGGTCAATTGAGGTTGGATTTGTAAGCAGGAAAAAGGGAGTTGGAGTTATTCGTGAATGTGAAAATTGTCAAGCCTTAATACCTGCAAGTCAATCAACATGTTCGTTTTGTAATGTTGTCCAGGTAAAGCGCGAGGAAGAACAACGATTAATTGAGGCAAAATTTGTTATTCTTGATAAAGATAAAGTTCCGCCAGCGCTTCGTAGGCCATTGCATTCAATGAATGTTGAAGAGTTGGAAAAGTTCAGAGAGCTAAAAGAATATTCTGTTGGTTGGTTGGTGCGTCAGTTATTGGCAAGAGGTGAACAGGCTTTGAAGGATTATGCTAAAATGAAAAACTATTCTCCTGGATGGGTATACAAACAATTATCTATGGCGGAAGAACAGC